AAAGGAGTTATCTTTCCGATGGATATTTTGAATATAAGATTTTTATTAACTTTTGTAAAAAACCCAAAATAACGGACGACCACGCGCCCGAGTCCTTTGGAGAGGCGCATATGAAAATAAACGGGGATGAAAATAACAATCGCGGTGGTTTTGGCAATCATATTCGGGACGCTTCTGGACATCGCGGCGGGATTTTTTATTTTCCAGTCGGAAGGCGACGCCTTGTGGAAACTGGTCGAGCGTTGGGCGATGGTCATCGGAGCGGTGACATTTATTTGCGGGGCGGCTTTTGCGGCGTGGCGCGGCAATAGCTACAAGGAGCTGGAACGGCTCGCGGCGACTCGAAAAGAAGAAATCGCCGATTTGACTTTAAAGCTCGCCCGTCGCGACGAGCGTATCCGGCGTCTGGAAGATGATGCGGAATACGAGAAATCAAAGAAACTCAGACAGCAGGGCGACGAGGATTATAACCATAGGTCGAAAGCGGAATAGTATGAGCAGTAAACGAAAAATCGTAATCGTTGACGACAATACCGATATAAAAGAGCCGTATGAAATCGCGTTTCGTGATTCGGATTTCGATTTGACGTTCATCACGTCGAGCCTCGAAGCGGTCAGCTATCTTGACCACAATCCGGCAGATGCCGTGCTGATAGATTTGGCGATGCGGGAAATGGACGGATTGACTTTAGCCAAAGAGATTCGCCTCAATGAAAGCAAAAACAGGCAGCCGCCGGCAAGATTGGCGTGGTTCACCGCACGCGAAGTCGGCGACGTCGAAAAGCGAGTCGCCAAAAGGCACGGTGTCGAGGAAACATTCAAAAAGCCGACCGACCCGTTCGCGCTCATTTATGAAATCAAGGCGTGGCTCAGCGAGCCGTCCGAGCCGAAAGCGATTTTTCAGCCGAAAGTGCTTACCGAACAAAACGGCGGCACGGTCGTCCCGTTCGCCACCGCTATTATCTGCATTTTAGCTCTGGTTATCGTGATTGCCGTTTACAACAACGTGCTTCACAAAAGAGAAGAAGAAGCCGCTTATAGATTTATTGAAAAGCGCAACGAATTGAATCAAATGAAAATCATCTGCGAGTACAACTGGGAGCGAACGACCATCTTGCAGAAATGGCTCGAACAGCAGGGATTAAAACCGCCGCCGGAAACTTTGATACAGAAATCGTGCTTAGTCAGTAAAAAGGAGAATGAATAAAATGTCAGAACCCGAAACACACCTGATAATTCTTGAGGAAATGGACTGCCTCGAAACCGTCATCGCCGATTTACGCCGCGACGCGGAAGATGGTCACGAAATCATGCACCTTGAAAACCAGACCGAAGCGACCGAAGCCGTCGGCGCGCAGATGAACGCTATCGCGTCACTCGTTCAAAACGGTTATACGTGCGCTCAATTACAATCGGCGCGGGCGACTTTAAGAAGTTTGATTGATGCGTGTTAAACAATGAACGAAACGCACAAAGACATCGACCCGTCCGCTTTAACTACGCAAATGGTGTGGCGCGAGGTCGGCGCGCTCAAAGAACTAGTTTTTAAAAGTCTGGAAGAAAAGGACAAAGCAATTGCTCTGTTGCAGGACATCGCCAATCGTTCACCGACGATTAACGAGGTTTATATCCGGCAAGAGGAAAAGTTTCAAGGAATCCAGACGCAGTTCGCCGAACGCGACACCCGCGCCGAGAACGATAAGCAAGCGCAGACGAAAGCCGTCGATGCGGCGTTTCAGGCTCAAAAGGAAGCCGCCGCCAAGTCGGAAGAGCGAACGACGAAGGAAATTGAAAAGCAAAGCGAGCTGTTGCAAACCGAAGTCAAGGGCTTACTTGCCCAGATAAACGAATTGAAAGACAGATTCAATCGCGGCGAAGGCAGGGGCGAAGGTGCTGATAAAAACAAGACTGATTATAGGTTAATGCTTGGAGTGCTTATCGGTTTAGCGGGTTTGATTTTCGGAATTATTAAATCGCTTCAATAGCAGCCGGTTTCAGGCGGCAAGGATGAATTGAGGAAAAGGGTGTGGAGATAAATATGACTTTTGAGCGACAACTAGGAATTGCATTGCTGCCGATTTTTATTTTATTTGCGGTTTGGTTGTTTTTCTTTTGTAAAGGACTGTGGCAGGCATACCCAAACGACAAGTGCGCGCTCGGTCATTCAGGCTGTCAAGATTGTGCTAATTGCGTGTATTGCGGGCGAGAATGGGAAAAAGAAAACTTGAACGGTATATAAGTAAGGATGACCGATGCGGAGCTTAACGAAAGATTCAAAGACTCCAATCTCCGCTTTCACTATGACGAATTACTGGACGTCTGGAGAATCGAAGTTGATGACAAGGGGAAGCGGAGAGTTTTGATTGTGACGGTGAAAAACTCAAGTCCGGTGGTGAGAGAAGATGAGGGAAAAATCAAAAGTGACGTGAAAGTGACGTGAAAAATGGCAAAGGACAGAACAAAAAATTTAAAGCCGTTTACAAGCGAGAATCAGCCGCCGGCGTCGAGTAAGTCTCGCAAGGGAATCCCGAACCGCGCGACCGTGTTCAAAAAACTTTTGGATTTGAAAGTATCGGTCAAAAACCCGGCAGATGAAGAAAAGAAAATTAAGCTCACGATGTACGAAGCCGCCGCGCTCGGTCAACTGCAAGCGGCAATGAACGGCAATCCACAGGCATGGAAAGAAATTCAAGACACGCTGCACGGAAAAATGCCCGATAAATTGGATGTCGGCAATAAAGACGACAAGCCGTTTAAGACGGAAGAGCAAAATAATTTGAAAAAACTCCGAAAGCTTTCAAATAAAGATTTGCTGAATTTAAAGGAAATTAACAAAAAGCTAAATGCCGCTTGATGCCGCAAATATTTCAAAGAATGCAATCGACGCTGTTTTATTAGAGCGTGCGGCGGAGGATTTTCATATTTTTGTTTCGCTGGCAAATCCGAGATTTATTTTCTATCGACATTGCGAGTTATTAGCAGATGTTTTGGAGCGCGTCGCCAGCGGTGAAATCAAACGCTTATTGATTCAGCTTCCGCCGCGACATACGAAATCCGAAGAAGTTTCCCGATTGTTTTCAGCTTATTATCTCAAACGAAATCCGTCGCATTTCGTCGGCATTAATTCCTATTCGGCAGAGCTTGCTTACACGTTAAGTCGCGCGGCGCGGGAAAACTACCAGCAATGCGGCGGAAGCGTAAAAGACGACGTTTCAGCCGTCAAACACTGGGAAACGCCCGAAGGCGGCGGCTGTTGGGCGGCTGGTGTCGGCGGTTCGATTACCGGCAAAGGCTTTCATCTCGGAATTATTGACGACCCGGTAAAAAACGCGGAAGAGGCAAGCTCGGAAACGATTCGAGAAAAACATAAAGAGTGGTATTCATCGACCTTTTACACGCGCGCCGAACCGGACGCGGCAATCATCGTCATTCAAACGCGCTGGCACGAAGACGATTTGACCGGCTGGATTTTATCGGAAGAAACCGGAGACGAGCCGGAAAACTGGCACATCGTTTGTTTGCCCGCTTTTTACGAGGAAGGCATTGAAAAATCATTTCCCGACACCTGCACGGTCGAAAGAGATTTCAGAACGGCGAGCGGCGAGGCATTGTGTCCTGAACGGTATCCAGAGCCGAAACTGAACAAAATCCGCGCCCGTATCGGCGAATATTATTTTGATGCGCTTTACGGGCAAAGACCGATTTCCAAATCCGGTTTGATGTTCGACGTGTCAAAGTTTGAAATTGTTGACGCCGTTCCGGTCGGAACGAAGTTGGCGCGCGGTTGGGATAAAGCCGCAACTCCCGGCGGCGGTGATTGGACGGTCGGAGTCAAGATAGGCAGATGCCCGGACGAGACGTTTATCGTCGTTGATGTCGAGCGCGGGCAATGGAACACGGCAACGCGAGACGGGCAAATCAGACTAACCGCCGAGCTTGACGGGCAATCGGTCAAGCAGTACGGCGAGCAGGAACCGGGCAGCGCCGGTGTTTCGGACGCGGCGGCGTTTATTAAATTATTATCCGGTTATCCGGTCGAAGTCGAAAAAGTGTCGGGCGATAAGGTGACGAGAGCGGATGCCTACTCGTCTCAGGTCAACGCCGGGAACGTCAAATTACTGCGCGGCGATTGGAATAAAAAATACAAAGACGAGTTGCAGACTTTTCCGAAAGGAAAGCACGACGACCAGGTGGACGGGTCGAGTCTGGTTTTTAATAAATTGAACAACGCTAAACAGCCAGCGCAATTTTACAGCGAATAAAATTATGTCAGATATACAGATGGCAATAAAACAAATAACGAAGTACCAGCCGACCGTGCAGCACTTTATGAACTACTACAACGGCGTTCATAGCCTGGCGTATGCTTCGGAAAAATATCAAAACACTTTCGGCAAAACCTTGAAAGCGATGCGCGACAACCTTTGCCCGATTGTCGTGGAAGCGCCGACCGATAGGATGGAAATAATCAACTTTTCCAGTGAGAACAAAAAGAAAACAATTTCAAAACAAGCGTGGGAAATCTGGAAAAGAAATCAGATGGAAATTGTGTCTAACAATATCCATCGTGAAGCCGTCAAAACGGGAATGAGTTTTTTGCTGGTCTGGGCAGATGAAAACGGGAAGGCTAAATTCTACGAACAGGATTCGAGGAGTTGTGCATTAGTCGAAGACGATGAAAGCGGCAAGCCTCTGTTCGGCGCGAAAATGTGGCTGACGAACGAAAAGAAAATCAGGCTGACTCTTTATTATCCTGAAAAAATCTTGAAATACATCACGAAAGAAGCTTTTAGAGTTGAGGCTGAAAAAATTGATTTAAGTGAAAAACTGAAAGAAGAAAGTTTTATCGGTTACGAAAGCGAAATAGAGCAATCCGAGGAACAAAACCCTTATGATGCGATTCCGATGTTTAAATTTGAAACTGACCCGGTATTGGCTGACTGTGTTCCGATTCAGGATGCTTTAAATAAAACGATTTGTGACAAATTGGTAGCGATGGAATTTGCGGCGTATCGGCAGAGGTACGCCACCGGATTGGACGAGCTGCCTTTAAATAAAAATACCGGAAAACCTGA